AAGTTGTACATACGCTGAGAATCCTTGGCCATTCTGACCAATCCATACTTCTTGCGTTTGTTGTCAACTACAAATTCTTCACCATAAACGGGAATAATTGGAATGTATTTGCTTGCCCAATCGCCTTCTTCTAGCACTTCAATGCCAGTACATTTGATAATCTTGATCTGCTTTTTAAGCGTTGGACGCTCATCAATCACAACCAAACCACGGGCAAGCAAGTCCTTGTCACTAGGCAAATCACTACGGAATACTTTAGAACCATCGCTTAACAGGCATAATTTATCTGCTTTACGTTCTGTATACCAGTATTCAGCAATACGAATGTCTTCCTTCATAATCCATTCAGAATTGCTGTCACCAGTGCCTTTTTGTGTAAATCCAACGCCAATTTCGGCATCAGGATACATTTTTTGGAACACTTTTTTGCTAACAACTTGCGTGACTAAACATTTTTCAGCATCTGAACCATCAGGTAATGTACTGTTTGGATCAAAATACACAGTAAATGGGTTGTGAATAGGCTCTATGTAGATTTCTTGATCAAAGCTATCTTCACGCACATAATCCGTCTTAACACGCCAGTAACCAAATCCACATCTAACAGCGTAATTAAACGCATTGTCATAGCTGTGGTCAGCATCTGAATTAACCTCGATGTGTCTGCAAATACCTGTGAGAATCTCAGCAATCTTTGCATCAGATTGGTTGTTCATGCCATGAACCTTGATGCGTGGGCGTTGTTGCCTTTGTTGGTTAGTGACCTGACGAACATAAGCATCAATCTTGTTGATGGTGAGGCAAGGACGGGCTTCTAGGTTACGACTATTTTGAATCTCAACAGGCCATTGGTCACCAGAAGCAAACTTCAAGTCTTCCAACGCTTCGGCACGATTGTTTGTGTCAGCATCGTTGGCTAATTTTAGGAATTGTTTAGCCTCGTCAATACGAGGGTCAAAATCGCTTTGATTTTCGGACATATTTATCCCATCCAATTAGCAGGTTCATAAACGGGTTTTTTGACGACCATCTTCTTTGGTTCTTGTATCATCAATCCTAGCATCCTAAACGCATCTGCGCCATGAGAATATTGATCATGTAGCGGGTTTCTGCTGAATTGTTTTGTATCGGGATCAACCTCATAACGATAGTGTCGTAGGCATTGTAGCCCATCTGTGCAATTATCTCTATCAAACCAGCAATTTCTGAATATTGTTCTTGCCGCATTGATGCTGTCTGCAACTGGTGTTCTTGGAATAATACGGGTTTTGTAGCCTGATGATCGGACAATTTCCTCAATAGATCGTCCTGCCGCCGCTAATGTTTTATTTTCAGCATCATGTGGCAACCATAATGTGTCGTAAATGTAACCAAATGTTTGCATTTTGGCCAATATTGCGCTGATAGTTTCTTGGCTTGTCTCAAAATATCGTATTAAACGGGTTTCCATACCAATAAATTGCACAAACCACAAAGCTGTTGCATCCGACCATCCTAAGTCAAATACAACGTGAACGGGTTTCATAGGATCATAATTGACTTTTGTTATACGATCTTCTAATTCGGCCATTTGCATTTCTTTAGCAAATATTGCGCCATCAACTGTAACCCTACAAATGCCTTCCCATACCGTGTTATACGCTTCTTGATCACGGGCTTTTAACGCATCTTTTTCCAGCTTTAATGTTTCCGGAAACCACGGGTTATCAGACCAATTGATTTTTTGAACAACGGCGTTTTCGGGTGAATTCAATATAAATCGTTGATATGTGTTATCAGTTGCCAATTCTGGGTTAAAACTTACCCAAATCTCGCTTTTTTCTTTACGAATTGTAGGAATTAACACATCCCATGATCGAGCAGATACGCTTTGCGCTTCTTCTACCCAGCAAATATCAACGCCTTCATATGATTTGACATTAGCAACATTGTTTTTTAGACCAATAAAATTAAATTCTGTGCCATTTTTACCCCGTATTGTGCGATCAACCACTTCGTAGAACTCTGTCAAATTCATGTTGACAATTTGATCACTTAACAATTTGTGTACAGAATCTTTGATTGAAGTTTGAAATTCACGGGCACAAAGCACACGAATGGGTCTATTTGTCCCTATGATCAACAATGCTCGAGCAATACCCCATGATTTAGCGCCTCCTCGGCCTCCCCACAGCACTTTATATCGTGCAGGCTTGAACAAACATTGCAGTTTTAATGGAAATTCAATTTCAGCTAGATTCATTAGCGTCTTTAAATATAATCTTAAAACCTTCTATTGCTGTGCCATCAGGGTTTTGTAATACCGTTTTATTGGTTTCGCCCCAGCCCATTTGTGCTTTTGTCCACCAAATCTGAGCTGTTGTATCGCCTTTGATTGCTTTGTTGTAAAGCGACTTAGCCACAGATGCGCTTGCTTGTGCTTTGCCTAATGCCAATTCAATTGGATAATGCTTGCGTAATGTTTTGTCACTTATTCCAATCAATGCCGCTATTTGATCGTGTGGCAAACCTAAGCCTGATGCTTGTTGCACCGTGGCTTTTGTCTTTTCATTGGGCTGATGTTCTAACATCTTTTTATAGACAGTAAGTGTTTAACACCGATTTAGTATAAACCAAATGAAATCAATTAGTTAAGATTTTCTGTGGGGTAGGATAAAGTATTAATATTTGTGGCTTTTTCAATGAATTCAGCTAATGTTTTTGTCTCATTTTGGAAAACCCCGTAGTTACCCGAATATGTTAAGCAACTAGCTTTTTTGATTCTTGTTTGTGCATCTATCAATGCGTCAGGTTTATCTAGAGTAAACCAGCCCACAATGCCTATTAGGTTAAAGTTGCAGTTCTGATCTAAAGCACTTAACATTTGCGGCACTCTATTGTTAAGTTCTCTAAACGTGTCTATATCAATTGCGTATCTAAAGCGTTTTACGTTGTCCATGACGCTCATCATTATTCCGCACCCTGATGCTATTAAAAGACTGTCTCCAGCTCTGTTGTAGTCTATTAGTTCAAATCCAAAGTATTTTGCTAACCAAACTGGGTTCAGATTGTTGCCCATGCGTTTAACATTTTTTGAGCATCTTCACGATTCATCGGTTTCCCTATGTGTTCAAAAGATGCAACCATTCGGTTAGTAGCTCTAGTTTTATCAACATTGTGATTGCCTTTTGCGTGTCTAGATGGTGCTTTTGTCATTTTCCAGTTGGGTGATTTGATTCTTTTTGCTATTTCCGCTGGATGTCCCGTACCGCTAAACGCTCTATAACCTAATCCTCGCCACATTGATGCTACCTGTTCAAATAGTGCGTTACCAATGCCTACGCCTTGAAAATCAGGCAAACAAACTGTTCTGTGACCCCTTTTAGCTTGTCCATGCGCTAATCGTCCTACAAAGGGTAACCAAGCATCAAAAGCGACCAATTGACCATCTACAAATGCGCCAAAACACACAGCAGAATGATTGATTGATGCTGTTAAATAGTGATGTTTTGAGAATAACTGCCAACATTGATGCGGAACACGGCAGATTTGTAGTTTAATTTTTGGTCGTTGCCGAACCAACCTCCATTGAAACTTGTCCTGAGCAGGATCATAAACCCAATCAGGGTCTAACCATTCCTCAATGTCGTAATGACAACTGACAGCGATAAATTTGCCCTTTTGCCGTCTAACAGTCTTAGCAATAGCTGTACTGCCTATTTTTGCAACTGTTCTGTCTACAACTGATGTAAATTCATCAATTACGCATAATTCGGGCTTTTCTACCAATGCCCTAGCAATTGTTGCCCTAAATTGCTCACCATTCGATAAAACACCAAATGGTCGTAACCAGCTAGGGGGTGAGCTAAAACCAACGCTTGATAACATTAACGTAATGTCTTTCACGCTCATTTTGTCTGGGAAATTATCGATTAATGCCTTTTTCTCATCCCATTGAAAACCATGTACATAAGCATCATCAAACAATTCCCTAGCAATTGTTGATTTACCACACCCTGATGGACCAACTATTAGCCCGATATTCCAATCATGTTCATGCAAAGGTAAATTAACGTCCCATGATAGTTTGCTAGATTCATTAGGCGATACGTCAAACATACCCTCTAATTGCAATACACGCCCTGATCTGACAATCGGAGACTGTCTTGTTATTTTTGCTTTCAACGGAGCATCGATTTGCATTTAAAACCTTGTTCTGTCAGTCGTTCTAGCAAAGTTCGTTGCTCATATTCGCTGATACATTCAACAATTATTTCGTAGCCAACATTTAAATCCATTTCGCCAGATTTTTCGTTGTCTTCATCTTCATCAAATAATCCTTTTAGCTCACCTGCGCTAAAACCTGTTAATTCAATTTCCATCGCTGATAGCTCAGACAACTCGATTTTTAATACTTCTATGTCCCAACCCGCATTTAATGCAAGTTTGTTGTCAGCAATAATGAGTGCTTTTTTTTGATTTTCTGTTAAATGAGCCAATTGAATGACAGGCACTTTGTCCATTTGCAACTTTCTAGCGGCAAGTACACGCCCGTGTCCAGCAATAATGCCCTTATCCCCGTCAACTAAGATGGGGTTTGTCCACCCAAATTCTTTGATAGATGATGCTATTTGTGCAATTTGTTGATCTGTGTGTGTTCTTGAGTTATTGACGTATGGTATCAACTCATCAACTTTAAATTGCTCAATTTTCACTTCTTTTTTGCCTTTTTTTGAGCTTCTCTCTTTTCGTTATAAGCTATTGCAACTGCTTGCTTAACAGGTTTACCCGCCTTAACTTCAGTTTCAATATTCTTTTTAAACGCTTCTTTTTTAGTAGATTTGATAAGTGGCATTAACAATTCCAGTTCTTCAATGATGCTTT